ATGTTCAGTATTTGGAATAGGGGGATGTTCTAAATGAAAGTATCAATAGTTGAAGGAAAAAAAGGATATTCTGAAATAGAATTAGATGTTTTTAATGATGAATATGCCATTACAGAAAATAAAAGATTAAGATTACTTTGTGTAGGCAATAAAAAATATAGATTAACATTAAAATCTTTTAAGGAACTTCGAGAAAAAGGTTGTGTTCCTTATAAGAAGGTAGGAGAGAAAACATGATTTGTCCATACATACAAAACTTCTGTTATACAGAACAGAAAAATATTTTACATGAAGAAGAAGATTATGTGGAAACAATTGCAACAGGTACAATATGGAAAAATGCAAAATGTGTTAAAGAAAATTGCGCTGTATGGGATAAAAGAGAAGAAAGATGTAGGTATAATGGATGAAATTTGTAGATAGTATGTAGGACATGCAAAAACTTTCAGGTACATCGTGACCGAATCCTGTCCGTTCAAAAAGTTGGTCGCATCCATGTCTTACATAGTGTCTATATGGCACTAATTGAAACTTTCTTTATTTTTCAAATATTATCCTTTCGTGCTAGGTACAGTTTTATATCTGTACCTAAACATAGCGAGTGTAGAGCAACGGAGACTCGACTGTCTCATAAGCAGTAGATAATAGGTTCAACTCCTATCCTCGCTACCAAAATGTGAGATTAACCCATAAAGTATGGGGCTTCCCTGCTAAGGAATGCGTATCTATTTTAGGTATGTTGTGCAAGTCAACAGTCTCACGCCAAAAGGTGATTAAATGTTATCAATAGGAGAATATATTAAGCTTATATTAAAAAAAAGAGGACTTACAGTTGCGGAGTTAGCAAGAATGATGACTAAACAGGAGAGGCAACATGGCAGTTCTATAACAATTTATCGTATGCATCTAAATTCAGAGATAAAAAATAATAAAATATCAATAATAAAGGCAAGAAAAATAGAAATTGCCTTGAATTTACCTGAATTACAACTGGTAAAAATGATAAAACCAAATTTATCCAGTAAACAATTGGAATTACTAGAAAATGTTTATAAAAATTAACAATTTGGAGTCTATGAAGGCTTAAAAATGAGCAATATTAAGAGAAAATCTTATATTGCTCTATTTTTTTTTGTAAAAAGGTGGTAAATCTTGACAGAAATACAAAAAACTATAGAAGAAATTATTTTAATTTTAAAAAAAAGGAAAGATTTGGATGAATATTCCATTTATGAAACATGTTCTCAATTGTATCAACTGCTTCTGTATTATTTTGACAGCGAGAAAGACCAGAAGAAAGCATTAGACATACAATTAGATGCATGCAGATATGCTATTACAGATTTAATTCCTTTAATTGAAAAAAGAATGGATGTATGTGAAGAAGAATACCTAAACAGATATTATAGATTGTTTCAGAGTTCATATGCTTTTGCAGGGAGAAGGTCATTAGAGCATTTTATAGATTATTTAGAATGGGATATGCCTAAAAAGGTTTTAGGAACTAGAAGAGATGTACTTAAGCCTTTTGTATTTTATTTGAATAAAAGTGCTTTTGATGAAAAGTTAGAATATGTTGTAGCATCTTATCCGCCATCATATCGGAAAATCTTATACTTTGAATATGTTTTCTGCATGGCTTTATGGATTAAGTACAACTAATAGTATTTTAAGAATGTCTTATTCAGAGGAATTAGTACTAGGATTTAGTAGAGCGGTACAAGGAACTATAAAAAATCCAAGATATAGAGATGTTTTTCCTAATTTTCAAAAATATGGAGATAAACCATTTGCTAAAGAAAAAGAAAGTGATTGGATTTTAAAGGGGAAAGGTGCAGATGTTCAACCTTCGCATATTGCTAGAACAAGAGAAGGTTCAGTCACAGGAGTTAGAGCAAGTAAAGCAATAATATTTGATGATATGACTAAAGGAGCAAGTGAAGCAACTAATTCAACAGTTCACCAAAACATATACAATAGTTGGAAAACAGAGTGGTATAACAGAAGAACTGGAAGAAGTACTAAATATATTTTTGCAGGAACAATGTGGTCTCCAGAAGATATTTTAAATAGAGTTTCAGGAGATATAGAAAGTACTGTAGAAGTAGTTCCAAGTAAAAAATTCAAGTATGTCTGGGAAGCTGTAGATGGGAGTGCAGTATTTATAAGAATACCTTTACTTGATGATGAAGATATTACAACTTGTGAAGATGTGATGACAACAGAGGAAGCAATAAAATTAAGAGATACAACTGATGAATTCTTATGGTCTTGCGTATATCAACAAGAACCTATTGCTCCGACTGGACTTGAATTTGCTTGGGATAATTTACAAACAATAGTGCAGATTCCAGAAGATGCAGAAAAATATTGCGTGGCAGTAATTGACCCTACAAGAAGGGGAAAAGATAACTTTGCTATGCCTATTTTAAGACCTTGCAAAGATAAATACATATTAGATAATTGTTTATTTAAGAAAAAAGCTGTCAGAGAACTCTACGATGATGTAGTTAAGTTAATAATAATATATAACATTAGAAAATTGGTAGTAGAGGAAAATACAGATGAAAGTTTAAAAAAGGTTTTAGAAGATAAATTGAAAGTAAAAGGACATAGCTGTGAAATTATTCCTAAATATAGCACAGTAAAAAAAGAAAATAGAATAAAGGATATGAGATATGATGTAATTACTAAAATAGTTTTTAGAGATAAAAAAACAATAAAACCAAATAGTGACTATGGTAGATTTATGAAAAATTTAACAACATATTCATTTGATTATCCTAATAAACATGATGATGCACCAGATAGTATATGTATGTGTGCTAGTGAGTTGATTATAGGAAAGAGTAAACCAAATGTTCCAAAAGGAATAGATAGGAGGCTATTAGGAATATGAGTAATATCTGCCATAATTGTGTATTTCATGAAAAATGTATTTCTTATAGATATAGCAATGTAAAAACAGAATACATGGAAAAAGTAAGAGTACAAGAAAATAAAGAAGGGATTCCAATAATATATGTAGAGGAGTGTAAGAAGTTCCTTACTAGGATGTTTAAATATTATCCAGAAAAATTAAGAAAGAAAAAAGAAGAGCAAAAAAAGTGTATTGACAATTCAAAATAATTCTGCTACGGTGAAATTAAGAGAGAGTATTCGCTATTAAGCGAAGGGGAAAATAAGATACAAATATTGTGTAGTGGAGGGATTGCAGTATCTTGCTAATTCAACTCCATTAAATGGCTTAAAAATGAGCAAAATTTATGGGAAACCATATTTATTGCTCATTTTTTTGCGTTATATGGAGGAGATTACATGTCAGAAAAATTATTAGAAGAGGAAGTAAATAAAGTTGAAACAACAGAATCTAATGAATCAACAGAAGCATCAAGACCTGTTGAGGCAAGTTCAATTGTTGTTCCTTATGAAGGTGAACAAAGAGTTTTGTTTGGAAGAACAATAATTTATTCATCTTTAACAAAAAAAGAACTAACAGCTCAAAACATATTGAAAATATTACCTCAAGTTTTAAAAGAGCATGATAAAAATGCTCAAGAAATAGATTATCTGTATAGATTTTATAAAGGGCATCAGCCGATTCTATATAAAACAAAGGCTGTAAGACCAGATATTAACAATATAGTTTTAGAAAACCATGCTTTTGAGATAGTTGAATTCAAAAAGTCAAGTGAATTTGGAGAACCTGTTCAATATGTGCAAAAGGGAGAAAAAAATATTGAAGAAATAAGTAAAGAAATATCTTTGTTAAATAGATACATGGAAAGTGAAGACAAATCTAGTTTGGATAATGAACTTGCAGAGTGGCAGTATATATGCGGTACAGCATATAGATGGTGCGATGTAGATAAAAAAGATGATGAGGATGAAGCTCCATTTGAAATTTCAGTTCCAGACCCTAGAAGAACTTTTGTAGTTTATTCAAATGGAATTAAAAAAGAACCTTTATTTTCAGGATTTTACAGCTATTTTAGTGACAATGTAATTACAGAAGATGGAGCAACATATTTAAACAAAAGTAGAATTATAACAATTTATACAGATGACAATATGTTTCAGTTCAAAGATGGAATCACCTCTGGGGTAGAGATTATTAAACAAGAAGTTCCATTAGGAGAAAAAGTAATAGAAGATGAAAAATATCCTTTATTAATTAAAGGTCAAAGAATAATTGAATATCCATTAAATCAAGCAAGATTAGGATATATAGAGTTAGTAATAACACAATTAAATGCTTTAAACAAAATAAAATCAGATGACCTAGATGCGATAGACCAATTTGTTCAAAGTTTAATTGTTTTTATAAACCAAGAAGTTGACCCAGATAAATTTGTTCAATTGAGCAAATTGGGAGCGGTAGAAGTAAATTCTCAAACTCCAGATAAACCTGCT